ACATCTTCTACTGCTCCTCCAACTGCTTGACCTACATCTTCTAAAGCAGATCCAATGTCAGAAATAATAGGTATTCCACCACCACCGCCTTGTGGTTTAATTTTTTTATCTCCACAATGCTCAAAAGCACCTTGTGGTAGATCAGGAATCTCCATCAATGCACAGGCTCTGTTGTTGAATCTCATAATTTATGTTCCACCAATATTTGTTTTTCTACAAATCCAAGTCGTGTTGTTAAGCGTGCAACAGAGTTTCTGACATATCCCTGTACTTTTGTTGCTCCAAATGCTTTAAACAATAAACATAGTTGCTTGTATGCCTCTTTGTTGGTTACAAACTTACCACCATAAGCGCAGATAAAAGCCACTTTTTGTTTTGGATACTGAACAAAAGATATAACGATAACACCTTGTATTTTATCTTGTTCTACACCGACAAATAAGTGCAAATGCTCATTGATTAAAGAACTTTTTACATCTTCTACATCATATTCATCGCACTCACTTTTAATAAGTGCATCGGCAATATAACCCTCAATAACAGACCATTCAGACTGTATTTGTTTTGGGCTATATCGCCTTACTAGCAATTAGAAGAATCCACCACCTAATAAACCACCGAGTGCTGCACCGCCTAACGCACCATAAGTACCACCAATTGTTTGTGGAAACGCTTGACCTAGTGCATATCCACCTAGACCGCCAGCAATTCCACCGCCAAGGATGCCTGCGCCCCGATTCTGATAGGTAGGAACATCTGTGGTTCTTGTTCCATATTGACCTAATGGAGTGCCATAGACCGATGACAGATAGCCTTGGAGTTGCTGATATGGCAACTGTTGTCCGAACTGATAACGAGCTAATTGCTCTTGTAGAGGTTGTGCAGCGATTGCCTCTTGTTGCGCGCCCACTTGAGCCAATGTTTGAGAAGGTAGGAATTGTTGACCATAAAAACTAGGTGCTGCACCAGCCAACTGAGCTTGGGCTAATTGAGCCTGTTGTTGCATTGCTCTTTCTTGTTGATACTGAGTTCCTGCGATATTGGATGTAATATCACCTAGAGACCGCCCATAAGCCTCTGTAGCAGTTCCTAATGCTCTTTCCATAGCACCACTACCCAATCGACCAGATCGACTGTAAAGGCTCGAAATGCCTGGCAATACTGCTTGGCTAAACTGTTGGGTTAATGGGCGAGTCGCTGCCTCCATCATTGCTTGTTGATAAGGATTGGCATTTAAGAATCCACCAGCAGCAGTCTGTCCGACTTGACCCATAGATGCTTGATAAGCCTGTTGAGCCTGTTGTAGAACAGGAGACTGTTGACGAGCCAATTGTTCTTGCTGTGCAATAGCCTCAGTCGTAGCAGCAGATGGGCTTACATAAGTCTGACCAGGAAAGAACTCAGGTTGTTGTCCTGTTAAGAATAGACTCTGTGCCCTCTCTAAACCTTGGGTAAGGTATGGGAGTAACGCTGGATCAATTGACGATGTGCTTGTGGTTGTTGCCATAGTTTTATCCTATCAAAATATAAGCATAAGTCTTGTTTGCGGTTGAATTTGCGTAGTGTGAAATTACAGCACTTCCGCTTGTCTGAGAACTAACATAGATGTTTGAGTACGATTGTGGCGCAATATGATTCACAGTAACAATAACCGCAGCGGTTGCTGGGGCAGGTGCTACTGGCTCATAACTATCTATGGTAAGTTTCTGGTCGGTAGGAGACCACCAAAACTCAACATAGTCATTAGCCACTAAATTTACAAAGTAATTCCAAGCAATAATCGTATGACCGTCTATGCCACCAGCACTTCCGTGAACAGATACCAAACCATTTGAACCATCAACGGATGTGCCGTTCTTTTTGATCCATGCGTAGATGTTCTTGATGCCAGAAGAATTGTTGTTGATTTGTGCAGACCAAGAAAAGTTATAAATACCAGGGTTTGCAACAGTAATCTTTGATTCTTCTACCAAAGAAATACCATTACTAAGATTGGTTGTGTTTAATTTTACTGCCGCACTTCCTCCAGATGCCAGGGCTTGTGAACCATGCACAAAATCACCAGAGCTGTGTGATGCGTTTGATGTTCCAAAATCGCCACGGGTGCATCCAGTAAATGATGTAGATGTTTTTCCGGTGTAACTAATAATTTCATTGTTAATTCTTATTACCCCAGCAGACCTAAATCCACTGGTGCTGACTACTGGGACTGTTGTTACAGAAGAATTGATGTTGCCGCTTAGTGTTGTGTACGATAAATCCTGAAATTCTCCGTATGGTGCTGTGTCCTGCTCGGCAGCATCCGAGAACGGAATTAGGAGTATTTTTGTATCTACAGAAATCCGCTCGTCATACAGGGTCGTAGTCGTTGCGTTACCGGTATTCAGCGTGATCGTGCCGGTGTTGTTGGTTTTGCCATTCATAATCCCATTGACTACTTCGGCAACACCGCGCTGATCTGCTCCAAACGGAGGCAACACTCGAAACATTATCTAGTTCCTAACGGGTTCATTTCTACATCAATCCCTACTGTATTAGTCCATTGACCTGTAGGAGTTAATTGTAGACGATGATACCTTCCAACACCACGCAAAGATACTCTATTTTCGGCATCTGCTGCTGTCTGTGAACCAAATATGACTTGTTCGCTTAAAAGCCTACGAGAGAATAATGCAACGCTACCAGAGCCATTATCCACAATTGGTTTAGCTAGAGTGATGGCTGAGGTTACACCTGGCATCTCAATATCGCCTGTCTCAATGTATGCTGTATTGTTTGCACCTGAGAAAGTAATGATCTTGGTGTTTCTGACACCGGCAAACTGCATCTTTCCACCAAGCCAAATACGGCTATCAAACGAGGTAGGAATAGTGTCTAAATTACCGAATACATCTAATCCTTCTAAAGCTACAGATGGTGTAGAAGATGATGCAATTCTGCTTGCATTAGTCGTACCGCTAGTCCACTTGTTTGTCTGATAATTGTAGATAAGTAGTTTATCTACAGTTGCAGAGGCTTGAGAAGCATAAGCCCAAATAACGAGCTTTCTAGCAGGATCTACTGCTGCCGACATAAGGTTTAATGCACCTTCATCAACATCTGAAAAAAAGTAGCGATTGACCTTTTCGTTCCCAATCGGAATAATCTGCTGTCCATCGCAGGCATAAAAGCCATCATCTGATAAGAAGAACGATGTGCCACCATACTGAATAATGGAGTTTGCCTCGTAGCATCCTTGGTTTCTGCTGATGTTATCGAACTGAAACACCAAAGGACTACCGATATACGACATCCGATGGATAGAACGATCCATAAAGACTAGACCATACTCGCCACCTGTAAGACCGACTACAGAGCCACCATCGGGAATATCTTGGAAGTCTGCCTGTGTAGTTGCAGAATTAGCCCAAGAGGATTCGTCTCCTAACGCTGACCATTGCACTCTGTTTGGATATACAGTAGAGCTATTTACATAGCCTGACACTACAAAATCGCGCACTACTGTTACATACCTAGATTGAGGAGCATCGGAGGCTAGGTCTTGGAATGTAGAACTTGTGTTTACATTGTATCCCTGTAGCCTGTTACCGCCATTCGCTGCGACCAACACATTCCCAAATTGGGTGAATCTCCACCTTTGATTGGTAGGAGTTGTGTACAAAAATGTTACTGTTCCTGTATCAGCCGTTGTTGTAATGTCTGTGCCAGTTTGAGCATAACTAAATGTTGTAGAAGTAACTACTGTAATAGTAAATGTGCCATTGACACCAGTAGTAGATGTTGCAGCTACTGTTACCGAATCGCCCACAGAATATCCATGAGCAACAGATGTGGTAATAGTAACGACATTGGTTGTTCTGACAACATTGGTAATTGTTCTGCTTGCCTTGACTACAGAATCCAAAGATAGGTCTGTAGTGTCTAACTTAAATAGTTTTGTAGCACCGCCAGCAAACACAAGTGTTACTCCTGCTGATGTTCTAGCAGCGACTACATTGTTTAGGTTTTCGGATGCTGCACCAGAATAGTCCTCGGCTGCGTTGATAGCACCATATCCCAAAGCCTTAGAAAAGACATTTTCTGCCCTTTGTAATCCATTGGCTAGACCTGGCTGATCTGGAGTCCACTCCCCGAAAGTTATTCTACTTATTGCCATTGTGAGTTTCCGCTAGATATATTTGACCAAGTTGTTACTGTTGGTGTTGTTCCTGTCCAAGTCTCTGAGCCTGCCGATGCAACAGTCCATACTGTCGCACTAGGTGATACACCTGTCCAAGCCTCTGTTCCTGCTGTTTCGTCTGTCCAGTTATCGCCTAAGA